AATCATATCCATGCAGATGTTGTAGGTCATCTGATAGAAGTTGGCTTACGAAACTCCATGATCTCGGAGTTGCGAATGATCTTGAAGATCCTCTAGGATCAAAATCATATAAATCTTGTTTTGCGAATGTCACATAACCTACAACATCTGCATGGATATGATTAAATGTTGCCCATTCCATCCAGTCATCGTAGTCTACTCTTAATTCTATGTGAACAAATCTGTTGGCTAAAGGAGCCGGCATTCTGTAAGTGACACCTCTGTCAACATCTCTGTTACCAGCCGCTACAATTGAAACACCGTTTGGTAATTTGTATTGTCCAACTCTTCTGTTTAATATAAGTTGGTAAGCCGCCGCTTGTACTGCCGGTGCCGCTGAATTTAATTCGTCTAAGAAAATAACTGATGTTGATTTCTCATCTGTTGGTAATTCAGCCGGTGCGGCCCATACCATATTATTTTCTTTTGCGTTGTAATAAGGAATACCTTTAATATCTGTAGGTTCCCATAAAGGAAGTCTTATATCAATAACTTCTCTTTTTTGCTTATCTGCAATTTGTTTAACTATGTCTGATTTACCAATACCTGGTGCTCCCCACATCATTATTGGTCTTTGTTTTTTAATGCAGTGTTCTAGTGCCAGTTTCGCTTCATTTGGCGTAACTGTTCTATTTTGACTGCCTACTGTTGCTTTTTCTGTTTTCGCTCTTGGCATTTGTACACTCCTCGTTTAATGTTTATAATACTATAATAACATACTATTATAATGCGTCAACCTGGTAATTATGGCTAAAAAGTTGCTATTTTACTGGTCTTTTTGCTCGTCAGCCTTGCTCATTGCCCGTGCTAAACCGTATTTTGTCACATCTCCAGAGAACATCATGAGCTGTAATGCCATTTTTTCCATGGTTACAACTATTTGTTTTTTATCTACATAATAAGGGCAATCAACAAACTCGTCTAACCAAAGGAAAGTTTGTGGAGTGAATATAATTTTTGCTGGAAATTTAATTTCGTAAACTTTAATATCTAAATCTTTTATCCATTCGTAACCTATTTTAGTAAGTCTTAATGAACGTGCTTGATAAGATTCTCGGACATTTTGCCACCAAGTAAAGTATGCAGTTTTAATACTCTCTTCATGCAAAGGCTGTTCTTTAAGCATTAGAAAAGTTTTTGTATATGCTGTTTTTACGTCCATGTTAGATATTTAAGAATATCCATGTTGGATATTTAAAAATATATAGCAGAATAAGTATACAATATGTCTGGAATGGCAGAAAATGTATTCTCATCACAAGACCTGAACTTGTTTGAAAAACTCGTTAAATCAGGACCTTTAACAAATGTTGGATTAAAAGGTAGACATGAAGGCTACCATTTAAATGGTTATGTTTATACAATTGATCAAAAGAACAAAGTGGCTTTTGATTTAATGATGAAAGTATTAGTTAAAAAAATAAAGAAAATAATTGGTGATAAGGAAAATTTCCAACCATATCATGCCAAATATGCTATTTCTACAAGACCATTAGGTATTCATACTGATACGTGGGGTATCGATATTCCAGAGAGTGGTCGAACAATACCAGAGAATGCTGTATATTATAAAACTTTTCTAATACCTTATTGTGTAGATGGTGATGTTAATCAAGTAGAAAAAGCATATACTATTGAACTAAAAAAAGGAAAAAATTCAAATGTTGAAAAAGATTGGAAAAATTACCTAAGTCATGTGGATAAAAAAGACTTAGAAAATTATTACATAGAAAAAGTTTGTAAATGGAAAAGAGGTAGTTTAATTTGGCATCATTGGAATGATTGGCATACTTCGGGCCATTTTGTAAATTTTTCAACAAAAGAAGCAATTGTTCTTTTTACATATAAAACGAGAACTTAAATTAATTATCTGTTAAATTTTTCACCAGTTTTTAAAAGATATACTGCAAACTTGTCTGTGTTGTATTGTGTGTTTAGTTTTTTAACCAAGTTTTCTGCATGACCTGGATTAGAAAATGAGACTTTTTTGTACTTTGGACCTGGATAATTTGCCACTAAACTTGATGATTTTAGGTTGATTGGTTTACCATCGTAAAAAACTGCCCAGATGCCTTGAGCCGCAAGGACTTCGTCCATCTTGTAGGTCGTTTTGTTACTGTGTTGTAATAACACTATAGGCTTTGGCCTTGACATTATGCTATGTTCCTCAATACACCTGCTCTGATTCTTGCTATTGTTTCAGCAGAGTGTTTTCTACCAAGCATCGGTGCTTTCTGTGTTGCCCGTGCTTCTCTAATTCTTTGTTTTGTTTCTTCGCTGTGCCTACGTGCTTTTGATGATGCTTTGATCTTCATTCTTCCTTGCTCTGTAAGAACTGTATCACCGCCCATCAATCCATCCTCGTCTTTCAAGTTTGCGTAATTACTTGATTCAACAATGTTGTGCTTCTTAGAATAGTCTAATGCGTATTTTACCAACTCTTTCTTGTCTGTGAAAGGCTTTGTCCACACAGTTGATACGTCATTTCCGTGCTTCTCTAAATGTCGGTTCCAATAGACACCTGAACCCGCATAGGATTCTGGGTTTCTCACGGTCTTTCCGAAGTACATCAACCCCGTTTGGTTGTGTTTTTTTAGATATAGATAAGTCTGCTCAATGGTCATAATACAACATATATTTACCAATAATTGTATTACTATTTTTTATTGAAGTCGCCGCCGTCCATTTCGACACTTATCGTTGAAGCTTGTTGAGCAGTTTTGAGTGCGTCGATAATTTCTTCTTGAATGGTTACGAGTCTTGTCATGACCTGTGATAACGAATCAGCCAACTTGTCTGCCTCATTGGCAGGAATACGAATTTCTTTTTGACCTTGTCGACGCAGTGTTCTTATTCGACCTAATAAGTCTTCAATCGGACGGGTTTGAATTTTGAAATTTTTTGACTGCATTGTTTAATACCTGTTGCATTTCTATTTTTGATTTCATAGGACCTTTGTATTGATATCTAGATAGTGTAATCATTTTTGGACAATATGCTTTTCGCCAACCTTTATCAAAACAGATTATGTAATAGCCTGCACAAAATTGACTTTTTGATTTTGGTGTTTTTGTATAAACGGGTAATTGTTTTTGTACATCAAACAGTTGATTGTAAGGATGTTGTGAACATGAATATCCGTGAACTTCAAAGTTATCAGTTTGTTTTACAATAGATTCTTCTCGTTTTTCTTCAAATATGTTAAATCCAAATTTGGTGAACAGGCTTTCTTGTGTATAAAACACTTGTCTATGATCTTTTTTACTTAAAAAGATCCATCCATTATCGTCTTTTTTTTGTAGGGTACCTAATTTCTGGCCATCTTGTTTGATTATCCAGAACTTATTTTTTACAAGTGTTTTCGCTATTACTGTCATGCACTCAATCTCGCATTAAAGGGTTCAACGTACAATTGGGCCTGTTCACTAATTTTATTTAAATCATACTTGGCACAGAACCTCATGAATCTGACTCCAACTTGATCTATACTTTTATTTTCTGCTTTAGCCTGTGTAATCGTTTGATCTAGTTCTTCTACAATAGCTTCTGGCTGTGCGTGTAAATCAACTAATAATTTATTTCTTTCGTAATCGTCCATAACTCTGTGTTCGTTACCGTCATGATCTACCCATTTTGTTAGCATTAAATTATTCCATGTATAACCTTTTGCTTGTCTATCTCCAAATGCTTCTCTTAATCCTATTTTATTTTTAGTACCTTTTGTACGTACACCCGGATATGCTGAAAATATATTATCTGAAGGATCTCCCCTCATACTTTTTTCAAATATAATCCATTCAACATCTGGTGCACCTTTTGGTGCGTTAGTTTTTTTATCTATTACATGATTGCTTTTATTATCAAACCATCCTTCGTGTGTAATAGTTGTTTCTGTAATACCGTTATATTGTTTAACATTTTCGTTTACAAGTTGATTTAAATCTTTATCAGTGCTTAAAATAACGTGTTTATTGTTTGGATGTTTATCTATCCAACGTGCAATTAAATCGTCTGCTTCTGTACGTGGGTTTTGTAATACTGTTGCATTTGTTTTTGTTTTAATAAAGTCAGTAAGGTCATCATAGCACTCCCAAAATACCTTATTTTCGTCTTTTTCTTTTTCAGTCATTGCTTCAAAAATTTCTTTTCTATTTCTCTTATATGGTGCATAATGATCTTTACGCCAACTACGTCCTTCTAAACAAAATATAAGATGAGAACCATCAAAATCTGACCATGCTTTTTTAATAGAATTCATAGTAATATGGATAGCCATACCTATTTTTTCGCTAGTATCGCCTCTAATGACATGTCTAGCACGGAAAAAAGTGTTTGCAGTATCTACTAATATATGGGTCATATGTTATTATAGCATATTGTTCAAATAAATCAACTATTTTATTTTGGTAATTTAGTTTATTTCAAAAATATATTTAAAATTATTAATTGTATGAACCTTCATATCTTGGTTTATATTTTTTTTAGTATTTTTTATTATGTGTTGACTTGAATATTTTAATTTGTTGAAATCAATATGAATAGTATTAATGTATATTAATAGTTTTGTAGGATATGATTTAATCAAAAATTTCATTTTTTCAAGTAATTCTTTTTCGTTGATATATCTAAATTCCATTGATTGATATATTACAATAGATGTAGGTTTAATGTACTTGTTAATGCTTTGAATTAATGCTGAAGAATAGAAATCTCCATAATATTTTATAGTAGAAGAGTTAAATATATTTTTCCAATGTCTGTTTTCAAATGCAATTATATTTGGATTTATTCCATCACCAAAACTGTCTATCCATACACTTTTACCTTTGGGTAATAAATTTAAAATATCCAATAGACACGTTTTGTTATGAATTAAATTGTATATGGTTTTTTTGGCCTCTACGGAAAGTTCACCAAGTTCGCTGTAATTTTTAATTGTTTTCATTATGTAATAAAAAATTGTGTAGTAGGACTTGCAAAGTTAAAATGGTCTCCTTTTAAATCTTTAACAAAGTAATGTTTTATATCTCTATTTTTAAAAATAGTTTTAACAAAGTCTAATAGTGCTTGATCATAATCTTCTACTACATTGTTATAGTTTGATCTTGTGTATATAAGAAACTTGTTAATGGACAAACAAACCCTGTTGATGTTTTTTAAATGTTGTAATAGATCAACAAGTTCAAAGTTGCTTGTTTTTTTGTTTATAATTGCTAGGCATTGATTATATTGTTCTTTAGTAGATATGTTTAGTTTATCTTGAAAGTATTCCACATCACCAATTGTTAATACTGGAGATTTAGAAAAAAAGTCTAAAATTCGTTGATCTTGTATAAATTCAACTTTTTCTGTGGTGAAACTTTTTTGTTTTTCTCTCCAACTAGTGTGATGTGCGTTTAACGATTTAGGAAACTTCGGTTTTCCCATCATCTCTTCTATTAATTTGAACGTATCCAGAACCAGCAACATCGACACCTTGTTCGTTGCCAATTGTTTTGCAGAGAGTTTGAAACCATCCATCAACTATTTGTTCTTCGGTGCCGCCTTTATACCCATTTTGTTGTAACATATTAACAAATTCTTTATTCCAATCTAATTCAAAAAAGCCATTTTTCGGGTTATCTGGGTTAACGTCCATGTTTAGAACCTTAACCCAGGGTTTTTCACTCTTAGATCGTGTCGATGTAGTAATTTTCTTTTTTACTACAGACGATTTTTTTACTGTCTTTTTTACTTTCATTTATTAAAATATACCTAATAATAAAATTGCGCCGATTACTATTGCTATTTCGATCATGCTATTCTCCTTTCGTTTAAGTTCCCCATTTATTTCCAAACAAGTCTACGTGTAGTCTTGGTGAAAACTTATATCCATATTTTAAACAAATTTCTGCTACTTGTCTACCAGTTTTATATTGTCCTTCTGCCGT